CATACATAAACTTAGTTCTTGTAGCTGTCTTATTAGGACCATCTGTACGTTGATTAAACCAAGTCATTACATTTCTCCTTGAGTGTTCTGAGGTAGTTTAAGTGTTTCACTACGAGGTTGACCACCAAAACCAGAACCTGAACCACGATTAGACTCAGCTACCATTTGATTTTGCTGAGGATTCTGTTGAAGCATCTGAGCATTCTGCTCTAAGACTTCTACAATATCTGGAGCATACTTAGTCTTCATAGACTTCATGCTCAATGCTGCCATCTTGAAGAAACCAGCAGGATTTACTTGCATAGTCATTTGACCGATAGCACCAGACATGAATGTTTCGAGCAACAACTGAGCTTTTTCATCTTCATCGTTGTAAGCTGAAGATTCCATGTCAATTTCAAATTCTGTGAACGTGAAATCGCTCTCAGCCTCTGCTACTGGACCTAATATAATATTGCCTTGTTCATCCTCTAAGAAATCATCTGGATTCGCAGGGTTAACTTCAGGCATTAATACAGGCACCATTACCGGTTGTCCATCCGGACCAATTTGACCTGACCACTCAGTGATAGGTTTATTTAGTTCAACCCAACGGTTACCTACTACTTCATCAGAGATACGCAAGAATTGATGAGCGTTGTAGTATTGTTGAGCTAATTTAGCTATATCGTGAGCTAAAAGTTCATAGAAAGACTCAATACGAGCTGTAATGTAGCGTAAAGACATGATAGTAGCATTTTGTTGCAACTTAACTTTACGACCAGAATCTGAAGCATATGCCATACCTAAGAAGCTGTCATTAATACCCATAACTTTTTGTACACGCTCAAGAGCTTTATCTATGATAAAATATTGGTCTTGGATTTCTCGTGTAAGTTGCTCAATCTTAATCTTACCTAATTTGAGAACAGGTATAACACCACTGACACGGTTGTAAGCATCTTCAAACTCGACCATGTCTTCAACGCCACCTTTTTCAACTAATACTTTGTCAGAGTTAACCATTAGTTGAATCTTAATTACAGCTTGGTTGATAGCATGTTGAGAAGCGACTACTTCTCTGAACATACCGTAGTACTCACACTTGTCTGAAGTATGTAGACGTTCTACTCGGTAAGGCCAACGAACTTCTTTATACGTGATTTTCTCTTTCTTTAAGATTGTGTCTTGAGACCAATAGATAGACCAACGGTCACCATTATCGTCTTCCATAACTGTATGGACGATTAAGTAGTTGTTGTAGACTTTGTACTTACCTTCAAAACGCTTACCAAACAAATACTCGAAATCTGCTTCTTTAACATTAAGATGGTTATAATACTCATCTAATTTTTTAGTTGCATTTTTACCAAAAAGAGCGTTAACTGTGCTTTCTGACAACCACTTGAAGCGATGTAAGAATGTAGCATCTGAGTAATCATCTTCACGACTAGCAGGGTCTAAGACAATCTCAGAATCAGGTACATGACTAGCAACAATCTTGTTGATAGGACGACCAAACTCATCTCGTCGACCAGAATCAACAACATCGATGTAACTAACTAATAGACCTGAAATCATACCACTTAGTTTAATCTTGTCTCCTTCTACAGACTTGAAGCGGTTGTTCTTGAACGTATGGTCTACTACATCATTCAAGATTGCTGCTGTTGTAACATCACGATAGTTAACTGGATTCACTACAGCTGTATTAACAACAGTTGAGTAGTACCCAACTAACATACGAGCAAACATCTTAACAATGTTGAAAGTTTCAGCAGGTTGGCCACGGTTAGCTAAGAGGTCTAGCTGGTCTTGAGTAAAGTGACGGTTATGGTACAAGTTCCATACTTCGTCAGCTTCATTACGAGAATCCTCATAAGCTTCATAACCATACTTAAACGTGTCTTGTAGGTCTTTAATATCGGCTTTCATTATTGACCTCCAAAGATTTCATCTAATGGTCTACGTTGACCTGGTTCTGTTTTACTATCTTGAGGAATAGGGTTGACCTTAATACCGCTACCTTCGACTGCTTCAACGCCTTCCACTGGTTTACCTGCTACAATGCGATTGATAATATCGATACGGTCTTGAATAGCGTTAGTGATGTCATCTAGTTCATCTAAGCTTACACCAAATCGAGCTTTAGCTACGTAAGGGTCATTCAAGTCTGCCATAGCTTGCATATCGTCACGAATGACTGACAGCTGTGTTTTTAGAGATGCAAGAACAGGACCTGTTTGTTGCTTAAGACTACCTACTACGGAGTTAAACGCTGCGTAGTCTGCTGACGATACTTGACTACCAAATAGAGCATTACGAGAGATTGCACGAAATGCTTCATAAGCTGTAGTAGCATCTTTACCTTGAACATTGTCAGATACATAGCTCTTAAGAGAACGAAGAACAGAGTCAATAGGACCTGTTTGTTCTGCTGTTAGACCTTCACCTGCTGTTCGTGCTACTGTCATTAGCTTACGAATAGAGCGAGCGTTCTTCTTGTCTTCATTAGACAGCTTTAAATCACCAACTTGCTCAATACGGTTTACATACTGAGCCATCTCAGCGATTTGTTTGCTATCTAAGTTAGAGATGTCAGCTGTTAAGAAATCACCGCCGAATGTTTCATCTAACTTAGTTTTAGCGTCTTCAGAGTACTCTATGTTCTTAATCTTAGATGTACGTTCATCACGACCAGTTTCACGATAAGCAGCTAAAGCTTCTGTACGTGTTGCTTCAGGATTGTTAGCTAAGTAATCTTCAATGTACGCTGCTTCATTAGTTAAGCGACCACCACCTGATGTTAGGTTCTTAGCTTCAACTAAAGAATCACGGTAAGTCATATCTGGGTTGTTCTTACGTAATTCTTCTGCTACACGCTCAATAGTAGAACCAGCACGACCGCTAGAGGCAGCTGGTTTTTCTCTGAGCATACGATATACTTCATCACGAGGTAACTCTAGAGACTCTGCTAACTCACCAACAATAGCGTCATCTTGTTTGATATCTTCAAGATTAGCACCTTGACGTAAACGAGCAATTAGTTGGAAGTTTGTAGCTAACTCTTTTTGCTGTTCATTAGTAACATACTGGTTATAACCCGTAACAGCGTACATGCGATTCATATCAATAAGAGTTTGTTCACCATCAGGACGTGTACCAATAGTGTACATACGAGATAGCTTAGGGTCTGAGAAGAAACCTTCTAAGTCCTTAATACCTTGTTGACGAAGCATCTTCTCTACTTCAGGAGTACGAGTCAAGTTATCTAATCGTACCATACCTGCAGTCACATTAGCTGCAACTGGGTTAGTCTTTGAGACTTTCAGCCAGTTATTCAAATGGCGAGAATCACCATCAACATCGTACATCTTAAATGCGTCAAATGTTTGCTGCTTAGCTAAATTTGCATTTGTCTGATAAGTCTCAGCTTCTAAGCGAGACAACTCATTACTTCTCTGCGCTTGTCTTACAGGAGCGTTAGCTTCATACTCAGCTAATTGCATTTCAGACATCTTAGCTCTATTCTTAGCTTCTTCACGTCGAGCTTCACGCTCTGGTCGAGCTCTGTCATACTCGACAACGTTACTAACAGCTTGAGAAGCGCTTTTACCTACGTAAGCACCTAAAAGATTTGCCATTCTTACTTCTCCTTACTAGCGAAATAGTCACTTAGACCAGTGCCTATAGTTTCAACAGTACTACCTATAGCTTCACCAGCTGCTTTAGATGACTCTGCAGCGATTTGCTGAGAAACATTAGAACGACGAGCTAACGCTGTAGAAACACTAGAAGAAGGGTCACTACCCATGCCAATCTGTAAGAATCGAGATTGTTCTTCTGCTGCCATAGCTGGAGCAGTTCTGCGAATGTCTGCTTTAGCTTCAGCTTCTTGGATAGCTATGTCTTTCTCTAAAGACAGAGCTAGACCACTGTCTTCGATACCTCGTTGAGCTAGGCTTCGTTCTAAGTCAGTTCGAATAACTTCGTACTCACCTTCAATAGCTTCTAGACCTATTGCTTCATAGTACTCAGGAGTGATATTACCATAGTAAGCAGATAAGTTGTCTTGAATTGGACCGTAAACTGCCATCCAATCATTATACTGAGCTTGTGCAAAAGCTAACTCATTCTGAGCATCTTTAGAAGCTCGCTTAGAAGCTTTGCTAGCAGAACGTGAACTAACTGCTGAACTTACTACTGACGCACCTACTACTGCTGCTGCTGCCCAAGACATAGGACCTCCTTAAGTCTAGGGTCATCTTCGCTTTCAGCAATGATGGCCTTACGAACTGCTTCTGGTTCTGTTTCATCGGTAGCACTTACTGTTACCCAAGTAGTATCTGTAATAGCATAACCAGCACGTTTAGTGCCAGCAGCAGATACAACTATTTGAGGTGCTGTAAGGGTTTTAACACCGTTATCAGTAGTCACTCGGATAGTACCCTTCATAAGAAAGTTAATCTGTCCTTTTAGATGTGCATGACCAACTAATACTGTGTCGGCGGGGATATTAAGTTTTCGAGCATACAAGCCATCAGAGAAGAAATGCTCAACGTCACCATCACCATTATCAGCTTCTGGCATTGACTTTAAGTGTTTTTCTAGTCTGATAACAGCTTCACGGTCGTACTCATTATCCATAAAAGGAATCAAGGGTGTGTTAGTCGAAACTACTTCACCTTGAATCTTATAGGTAAAAGTTAAACTCATTTTTGCTCCTGTTTAAGCTGTTTAAGCTCTTCAGACAGAGAAGCGTTTTGCTCCTCTGCTTTTTGTAACCGCTGAACAAGCTCAGATAAGAAGCGTTTTAGTGCGATTTCATCACTTAAGTCTGAAGGCACTTGTATTGCTTTACTCATCGTTTTTGTTGTCCTATAGCAGTGTATTCAATTTCATAGACTTCACCTGTACCTTCAATTTCAAACTGTATGTAGTTACCACGTTGAAGTTCTGCAGGTACTAAGATAACGTTGTTGTCTTCTTCAGTAAACTCTTTTGACGTTACTAAATGTCCATCTATTAATATATTAATTTTAACATAACCTGATGAATAAATAAATATCTTTTTGTACACTTTGTCTTCGGTAAACGAACCTTCTGTGTATATTGGTGACTTATATTTAAACGTTAACTTACTATCACCTAAAAAGAATTCATTCAACACACCGTCTTTTCTGCCAAATAGAGAGTCTTCTGCTACTGCGATACTATCTACGCCTGCATCTATCGTTTTTACTATGCTATCACCAACAGCATACATTTTACCACTCTTATCTAATACGTAGTAAATCTCATCATGAACAGCAGAGTCTACAGCGTCAATACTGACTTTACCTAATATTTGTTTAGTCATAACTAAAGGTCTACCACCAGATGAACGACAAACACCATCAGTAGACACCCAAACTGCTTCTGAACCTAGTATCTGTATAGAATCAGACGAGATACATCCTTGGTCTCCACTTAGAAGATAAGTAGAAAGTGTACTAGGACTCGTGCCTATAACTATATGAGTTCTATGTTTAGTAAATACTAGTAAACCATTAGCTGCTGTAGCTAGACCTGTTATATCTGAATCATAGTCTAAGTAGTATGTAGAAGGCCAGCTGTACGGTACTCCAATTGGCGTAAATCTTAGTTTAGTTCCTATAGTACCAAACAGCATGCCATAAGCTTCTGTTAAATGCGACAAACCTATTGGTGCAGGTTCAGCATTAACTGAAGGCAGAAACTCTAGCAGAGTCTTAGAGTCTGAAACATTATCTAAGAATGACGTCTCGTCTTTCTCTAATTCAGCTATTAGTGTAAACCTAGCAAGATTACCACCAATCCTGTAGAGCCTCTTGTGTGTAACCTGAGAATCATCAGATGAAGGTATTTTAGTTATTTGAACAGAACCATACGAATCACCTAAATCTATTTCTTCTGACACGTTAGAAGGACCTGATTCAGTGCCATCGTCTTCGTTGTAGTAAGTTAGTACGTAAGAGATTACTCCAGTCAAAGCAGGAAGTGCATCTTCAGCTAAATAGTCGTTATTGCTAATATCTAATGTACTGTCTACAAATGTGTCGTCTTTAGAAATAGAAGTTACGTAGTACCACTTCTTATCATAGTAACGATATATCTTCATAGGTACAGTATCATTAGGATAACCTGAGAATTTAATCTCTTGCTCATCTTCTGCTGGGTCTGTAACTATAGCTGTAGGTTTAGGCAACTGCTGTAAGTCTTCACCTAAAGTTAGAACTTCGTTATCGCTTCTTACTTGTACGTACGTCGCTTTAGAACGCTCTCCATCTTCAGTAAGCAATAAATAACTGTAGACAGCTCTAGGCAAGAAACCACTACCATCTGTTTTAGTATTAACTTTTACTGTAAACTCTTTAGGTGATTCAGGAGCTTCTATTACTTCGAACTCCATAGTATCTTCTGGTACGTCTATACCTAAGTTAGTATACGCTTTACCATTAAACTTTTGAGGTTTATTATACTTGTCAGAAAAATACATAGAACCTTGATATTCTAGCCAATCTGTCTTAACGTCAGAGTCTAACCAAGTATGAAAAGCATTAAAATAAGTATAATATGGTTTAATTTTTCGCTCTGTAGGCAATAAACCATTAAGAGGTGCGAGCGTACCAGCGTCATTATCAATGTTCTCATACACTACACCTTGATTCGTTTGTAAGAACTGAGGTCTTTGTCTTGTACTTAGACCACCATCAAACTGCTGTATTTTCATCTTTTATTCTCTCAGCGTAACCTAATAAGTAAGCTCTACGAGCAATAGGACTCATTCCTAACACTTCTTGTATCTTACCTAAATCAACTAATACTTTATGAACTACATCGTCAATATCTTCGGGTACTATACTCGAACCTTTAATAACATTCACAGCTTCAAGTACTCTTTCTACATCTGGAGATAACATCGTAGTGGCTCCTTAATATCAGAAGAAGCTTCTACTTCTTCTGACGTTCGTAAGTAGTGCCTTCTGACACTTGACCGTCACCATACTGAATTACTGTCTCTTGAGAGTAGTTTACAGTACAACCACTAACCAAGATAACGCTCTTGAATATAAGTAATACATAAAGGCTTAGACTTAATGTTAGTTTGAGCATAAGCTCCATCCTTAACATCTGTTGAGCATCGAGAGTAGATGTAATCACCAGGTTCTAGTGTAACAGTAACTTTATTAGTTGTAAAGTAATCTACACCTGGTCTCTTAGACTCCACAATAAAAGTAGTTCTACTTGCAGGAATTTCTGTAGCTTGACCTGTACTATCACGATACACTTCTAACCAATATTGAGCTTCATGAGAATCTGGTTGCTCGTTATACAACTGCCATTTCTGCCAGATATCGAGTTCTACATGTTCTGAAGCTACTAGAGCTCCTTCACCGTGACCTGCTTGACTTCCAGCTACCACATTAAGACTGTCATCCAAAGTTAAATACTTGAGAGGTTTCTCTGGTACACCTAATGGCATAGGTATACTACCTGGACCATCAGTATATCTGAGAATAGCTTGATTACCTGAAAGAGTTTGAATCATTCGAGTAGTCTGTGTCATAAAGTCTAAGTGCTGTAGACCTTCGATGTCAATAGAATTGACTTCAAAACCTTGTAAAGCAGGAGAAGCATCTACATGGAATGACTTAAGTGTAATATCACACGGGTCTTGAGCAATTACTGGATAAATAGCTACCATAATGAAATCTGCGTCAGCAGGTACTGGTGAACTAGTAGAAGCAAATGAATGAAGACCACTAACTGCGTCTTCAGAAATAAAAGAACTAGAGAACTGAGACCAACCAGGATTAAGAACTATAGGTCCATTATTGCGCTTAGAGTAAACTGGAGGTCTATTAGCTAAGTCACCAGAGTAAGTAAAGAATCCTATGTTCCATGCGTCGTCTTTATCAACTAAAGATAGAGCTACGTCTAAAGTCTTACCTGCTACAATACGCGACACTTCTGGGTTTATCTCTAAACCGATGTAGAAGTCTGCAATATTACCTTCGAAAGGTGATACTTTTATAGAACCTTGACTGACTTCATACTGTATATCTGTAACAGCGTACATCTCGACACCAGCTACAGTATTAGCTCTACTTCCAGCGGGAACTTTTCTAGCTTGCTCAACTATAGAAGTTAAGTAATTTATTGAAGCTAAATAAGTACCTACATAGTAGCTTTCAGCTCTCACAGAAAAACCACTATTAGTCTCTGCTTGCACTAAAGCAGAACTTGACATACCTTTGTCACTTAGTTCTTGAATACAAATACCTGAAGGACGAACAGAGAAGTTTTGTACTTTTACATACTCATCAAAGTTGTCTACAAGAGCTAAACTGTACTCAGTAATACCTTTAGCATTAAGGACTTGAGCGAACATTAGTGGAGCATGGTCTGGTGTTAACTCCTCTCCTGCTTTGTAGTTATGGCGTATAGCCATAGGGTGGCCGTTATCATCGACAGCTATAGTACCATCAGACTTCTTATACCACACTAACTCTACATAACCATCTGAAGGAGCATTACCTTCTAGATATATCATAGGCCAAACTAAGAAGTGAGAACCTCCTGAAACGTTTGGGTCGTCAATTGAGTCTGTGTCTTGTAGACCTATAGCTTTGTTATCTCGGTCAATCTGTAGCATGCCTTCTGAGCTAACAACAGTCATGTCAGGCCAGATAGTACCTTTACGATAGAAGTTACCTTCTTTAGCTTTGCCGTATACTAGTTCTGAATATTTAACGTAAGCTAAGAATCCAGGCGTTTTACGAAGTTCGAAAGTACCTGGCTTAATGTCTATTACTTTACCGCCTCTACCATCATCTTGATACTCAAGATAAGGACCAACACTGAAGCCTGAAGATTTAGCTGCTAGTGTAAATCCGTCTTTCTCGTTACCTTCTAGAGCAAGACCTTTTAGAGCTAGTAACTCAATACCAGATGTTGTACTACCATCAGGATTGACGAAAGAAATGCCAGATAATGGGATTTGTTGTGTACCAAGTTCGAAGTCTACAAATTTAGTACCATTCCAACGAAAAGTATGTACTACTCTATCAGCATCATCAGATAGCACTATAGCTACAGTCTTATCTCGTCGAGACGTATACTTAGTTGACCAAGCATTCATGTCTGACTCAGTCTCGAATATCTTGATACCACCAGACACTTGACCTTGAGATACTAAAGGAATATCCCAGTTATCTTCAGGTCCAGCTAATAGAGGTTCAAAGATTGGTGTTCCTTTCATCATATGCTCACCCAAATTTAACTGTTATTGTTTCGCTTAGTGTAGAAAATCCACCAGCAGAGTAAAACGCAGTATAAGCTGTACCGCTAATGCTTACGTCTCTACTGTCCCATACAGAAGGTAGACTATCGCCAATCTTGATAGATTTAACTTTAGCTGCTTGGTCTTTTTCTACAAGAACCCAGATACGTTCAAGACCAGAACCAATTTTATGTACTGATGCTTCACCTGTTGTGCTAGATACGCTACCAGATAAGTCTGAAGGCACACTAGAGTTGAACAATACATGTATCTCTGGTAATACTATGCTAGGTCTATCTCCGCTTCGTCCAGACGTTCCTGTTGGACCCCAACCAGCTGCAGTTAATGCATCTTTAACATCTTGCACTGTTATCTGAGTAGGAATAGGTCCCCAACCAGCAGAAGATAGAGCTTTCTTAACTTCATCAGTAGTAAGATGATGTGTAAGAGCTCCCCAACCTTCACCTTCTAAATGCTGCTTAATCTCATCCATAGTAGGAATATGCTCGAGTTTAAGAGCGGCGATATCTTTCTTATCGTCTGCTACTGTTTTAGTAAGAGCATCGAGAGCTTGTTTATCAGCTAATTGTTGGTTCTTAACTGCATCAACTAATTTACTCAAGTCAGATAACAAGTGTGCAGCGTTACGGTACTCAATCCAGCTCGACCAATTACCATCAGTCTTGAATCGAACCCACATTGTGTCTTCTTGTTTATTGTTCTCACCATACAGCATCATGACGCCTTTGTTCTTGTTACTTTTGTCTTTGACTAAAGACTTGAACAACACTCCAGCACCAGTCATATCTCCGGGTCTACCAGCTAAATTAGGTGCATCAGAAGTGCTAGGTATGAACCAGTTACCACTAGCTAATCCAGCTAAGAAACCAGAGTCTGGAGCTTCACCTCTATTAAGAGCAGACACTATACCGTCAGCTGTTAAGTCGAAAGGTTGAGTACCACCAGGCAGTTGTTCTTCATGTTTGACACCGTCAATAGTAGTAAATGTAACTTTAGTTCCAGCTACTTCAATACGGTCAATAGCTCCACCTACTTTAGCTGCTAGTGTATTGACTTGAGCTGTTAAAGGACCAAGGTCTGTAGTTCTACCTCCTGCTCGAGGAGCAGAACCAAAGAATCCTAGTCCTGGTTGAGGTCCAGACATTATAGTTCTCCTACTGTGTCTTGAATAGCTAGTTGTGATGCTGAACCAGACTTAGTAGTAATAGTAAATCTGTACTCAGCAACAGCGAATGTGAAAGTAAGAGACTTAGGTGCAGCTAAATCAATAGGACTGTCTTGAACTGCTTCAAAAACAGTAGAACCTGGAGCACGAGTCTCAACAGATAGACTGCCTCCCATAGTACCACCAATAGGACTTACAGCTAGAACGTGAGCTGATACTTCAGGTGTAGTAGGCTTAATATTATGTGCACCGTCTCTGTGAGGTATAATGAATCGAGGCATTATACGAAACTCCTATACGTAGAACGAACATTATTTGCTCGAGTAGAATTTGTTGGACCTGTTTTCTCGCCGATTAAGTCTACGTCTCTCTCATACAATGCTAGAGCTCGTTGTCCTCTCTCTTGGTTCTGAGAATCTAAGTCGTCTAAGAAAGCCATACCTGTAACGTAGTGTTTTATTATAGTGTCAAATGTAGTAGATAGCTCGAGTTCATCTAAGTCTGTAACTACAGTCTTAGGGTCTCGAACATACTGCAATTGCAACTCTTGTAATACTCTTACATCTGTAACTACACCAAAAGGAGAAGATAAGTGAGTATTAGAACCAGACACAAAAGAAATATCTGATACTACGCCAAAGAACTTGTCTACTACGCCTTCTATCGAATCTGTAACACCGAACACGGGGTCTATATCGTAGTATTCATCAGGAAATTCTTCATTAGGCATAGGATAAACTCTTATTTCGTTCATACTACGATTATTGAAGATGATAGATTCTATTTTAGGTCCAGTGACAGTCATCCAACGAGAGTCTTTCTTATCCATCTCATCGTAAGTGTACATAGGAATGCAGATGTTCTGAAATGCTGCGCGAGTTATACGCCACACATCATCTGGAAGTTGATAGGTAGACACACTAGTGTCTAATGCTATAGCTGTTTCACCACGAAACAGCTCAAAACGTCTAGCTATGACTTTTTGAGCTTCGTCAATGAGACGAATAAGACGAGCGTCAGACCAGCGCTCTTTTCCTGGGTCAGCTAAAGAATCTCGTACTCGAGTTAGAATGCTTGATATTCTTGACATCTTTTAGCCTCTAATAAAACAAAGCCCGCCGTAGCGGGCAATGTCGCTTGTATTAAGACACCATAGTGTACTCACCAATACTCTTCTCGTACTCAATGTACTCGAGGATAATGTCGAAGTCACCGATAGTTTTAGTAGCACCTACAACAGCAAGTTTCAAGTATACATCTTGGCCTGTACCAGTTGCTTTCTTAGCTACTAGAGAGCCATCTACAGCTACTGTCTTAATATCAACAGCTGCAACAAGTTCAGCACCACCTTCAGATGTACCTAGAGCTGCTGTAGCAGAAGTAGCAGCATCAGATGCTTTGTTGACGACTACTACTGCATCCATGATTACAGCGTTTTCAGGTAGTTTTGCAACTAAATAGTTACCACTAACAGGTGTACCACCAGCGAATTTCAAGAAGTCGTCATTCACTTTAATTGAAGTGACGGATTTCGACTTCTTCTGACAGTTATTGCCTGCCAGTAAAGCATTTTTGTGAGCCATTATAGCACTCCTTTAACTAAATTAGAAGGAGTTGGCACCATTGTTGATGCCAACCGTCACTTACGCAGAGACTTTGATGTCTAGAGCGATAACACCATGGTCAATGTCAGACACTTTAGCCATCTTGTACGCATCACCTGATTCTTGTTTCAAGATGGTCTTACGTGTTTCCATCCATACTTCAAGACACGACTCAGATGTGATATCAAAGTCATCAGAAGACTTCCAGTGGTACTCAGGCTGTTTACCGAATGCGATTTGTAGACCACCTGCACCAAGTACTAGGTTGCGAGACCAGATTTCTGACGCGTAGTCAAAACCTGCTTGACCAGTCCAAGCGTCGTTAGTCTTATCGTATTGACGAAGACCTGACATTTCGATTTTAGAGTCGTTAAGACCCCAGCCAGCGCCATCACCAGCAGTCTCACCAAAGAATAGAGGAGCTTCTTGGATAAGAAGAGCACCAATACGCTTGATTTGACCAGACAGAGCCATGTTACCAGAACCACGAGTGTCAGCAACAGGTACGATAGAAGTCCAACGTTGGTCTTTACGCAACTTAGCTGTTGTCATAGAATCAAGAATAACCAACCACACTGGGTTTTCTTCGTTCATATTGAATGGCACTAGTGGACGACGAATACCACCTTTTGTAAAGCCACGAGAAGTACGCAGAGTCACTTCTAAGTCAATGAGCTGGTCATAACCAAAGTCAGCACCGAACTCGATAGTGTGAGTAGGCTGCTGAATGGCTTCGTCAGTCTCAGTAACGAGAAGGCCTTGAGCTGCGTCGAATAGCGCTTGGTCTTTAAAACGAACGAATAGGTCTGACAGTTTCGAACGTGAATCAGAGTGCTCGTTAATAGTAAGGTCGCCAATATTAACACCATCGAACTTATCTCCATTATCTACAACAAGACGGTAACGTTCAACCGTTAGCTTGTCAGAGAATTTGCGTTTCTGCTCGCCTTTACCACGCGCAGTGTTCTTGCCTTTAACAGCTTTACCTGATAGGTTGCCATCGAAGTCGAACACAACAGTGTGACCTGATTTAGCTGACTCATTCTTCGCTTGGAATACGATTGCGTCTTTAGTATTACCAGTGTACTTATTCCAGAACGACTTAGAAGCCGACTGAACAAGACCTTCGCGCATCCACGCGCGACGCTCTAAATCTGAGCCAGGTTTCACTACACCTGTAGTCATAATAATTTCTCCAATTAAGATTATTGATGATTAACATGCTTTGTCAGCGATTCCTGGCGGAGGCTGTCATAAAGGTGGACTTATTTAAGTACTCGAGAGCAGATTAAAAATCGTCCACCTGCATATTATAATTCTAACACATTTAATAAGATATGTAAACTTATTAATTTTATTATTTGTTCAGCTTATTGTCCATAATATGTTTAGGACAAACATAACAGTCATCGTAATTGTCACCAATTACTACGAGATAATCATCAGCAGACAATTGCTCTAAATTAGACGTGAACACATGACCACCAGCATTTATAGAGACGTGTAAACTCATAGCATCTACGTAACTTTTCACAGTACCAGGAAAGTCACTTATAGTGCAAATATGCTTCACAGTACCTACATCGTCAAACTGCTTAAACCCAGAGTAAATACTACTGTCTGTTAGAGCTTTTTCAGGCTCTACATAAGTCATGTGATAAGCTTCGAGTTTCCAAAGGTCTTCGAAAGCATTATCATAGCTGATTTGCTTACCAATCTCATCACGCCAATTAGACGGGTCGATACAAACAGCAGGTTTGCCTACTTGAACAAAACCACCAGCGAGTTTAATGCCACAGAACATCATTTTCTGTCCTGCAATTACTACTGTCTGATAGTCTACGTCTTCGATACGAGACTCAATAAGTTCTTTAGTTACACGTTTACCATTGCAACCTAAGTCTTTCATCATCTGAGTGATTTTGTCTGGATTCTTAGCCATTAGTAGATTTCCTCATTGTATGACTTAGTAACACTCGATGCAACAGCATCGCCTGAAGGAGCAGAGCCGCCTGGTACTTTACCTAAGTTAGGGTTGTTAGGCGCTTTATCTGCTGGTGGAGCTACTACTTTACCTTTAGAAAGGTACTCGCCACACTGACTTAAGAATTCTGCAAACGTAATATCACCTTTCTCTAACTGCTTAGTGATACGAGGTGGGATGTCGTTCTGGATAACATCATCAGTAAGCTTAAGTTCAGGGTTCTGTTCTTGGAACTCAGTCAGTGCGCGAGCACGGTAATCGGCTTCAGACTCACCTTTAGCTTTTTCTTTGATTTCACTACGCTTAGTTTGGAACTCTTCACGACGCTCACGCTCTAAGTCAGATAACTTAGCACGCCATGCATCTGGGTCTGTTGCTTTGAGTTCTTCAAGTTCAGCTTGTTTGTCTGTAGGAAGGAATTGTACATAGTTTTCTTCGAAGTTCTGAGCGAGAAGTTTATTCTCTGCTTCGAGACTCTTTAACGTTTGCTGAGAGCGAGTATATGCACTCTGTGTATCACGACGACGTCGCTCAGTATTAGCTGCGAATAAGATAGCTTCATCGTAGTCACCTTCTGGAAGTGCCCATTTACCATCTTCGCCTTGAGTCATTTTGTTGACAACTTCATTAACTTTATCAGCAAATGTTTCTTGCTTTTGTTCAGGAGATTTATCGCCCATCGATAGGTCCTCATGTGTTGTTAAGGTATTTTGAACAATTATACGATTTATATTTACGTTTGTAAACCCTTAGTGTATAATAATCTTATTAACGTAATAGGAACTAAAACTATGGCAATACATACTTTCTCGACTTTAGCTGATAGCGAAGAAGAGCAACTAATTCAGCAGTACAAAGCTGACTGTAAAAAGAAGGGCATAGTGTATAGCGCTCGATTCCGTGAAATGATTGTAGAACAGATTAAGAGAGAGCAAGATGGAAAAGACGAAGCAAATCGCACTAGCTAAGTTAAATTCTGGTATGCTACCTCGTGAAGTAGCTGACGAACTTAAACTAAGTGTGTCGACTGTCTTTCGCTGGAATGCTGAACTCAAAGATGCTCTATTAGAAGGTAACATCGACGAGCTTTTACAACTGTCTGATGAGCCTACAGTAGAAGAGAAACTAAGTGAATTAGTTGACCCTAACAACTCTGACGGCTTACAGCTTACAAGTGAATCTGTGAAAGGCTTGGCAAGACTCGACGAGAGTCTGCAGAACACTGCTCTATTAGTTAACACGCGCCTGCGTACCTTTATTTCCACGTGCGACAATGTTAATGAGTTAGACATATGTACCGACATACTGTGCAGTTTACAAAACGCATTCTTTAACAAAAACTCGACTCAAGTAAACGTGCAGAATAACTTCGGCAGCTCTGAAGTAGCAGCCACATCTAAATATAACGCTTACTTAGGTGACGCTCCAGGAGTAGTAAATGAATCGTCTGAGAATAACTGAAGAGCAATTCAATGAGCTCTATCCTGACTTAGAAGGTCACTATAACTTCTTCAATGATAACCCACCTGCTGGTATTAGTGAGAAGTACATGGAAGATGTATACTTCAAGTCTAAATTATGGCGTATGAATAACCTATACACCATAATCGGTAAAGACGGTACTCCTCAGACGTTCAGAATGAACTATGCACAGCATAAAGTGTATGCTACAAGTCGTATTCATCCACGTGTAATCATCCTCAAGTCACGCCAGCAAGGTATATCGACATTCTGGTTGGTCTCATTCTTCGATGACGCTGTCTGGTGCCCTCATCTAAATTTAGGTCTTATGGCACAAGGTACTGATGAAGCATCTACACTGCTTGAGAGAGCTAAATTTCTATGGGATATGCTCGACCCTAATGTAAAAGCATTCTTAGGTGTCACTCTAGAGAAAGATAACACTAAAGAGTTCGCATTCAGCAATAACTCGACTATCTTCATTCGTGTATCATTCCGTTCTGCTACTCTACAGCGTCTACACATCTCTGAATTTGGTAAAATCGCTAACAGTTATCCTAAACGAGCTAAGGAAACTAAGACTGGTACACTGCAGGCGCTAGGTAAAGGCCAAACTGGTGTCATTGAGAGTACTGCAGAAGGTCGTAACATGTTCAAGAAAATGTGGGATGACTCTGTAGTAGCTCTATCAAGTGGTGAATTGACAACTAAAGACTTCTATCCTGTCTTCCTTAGCTGGCTCGACGACCCTGACTGTCTTTTGGACACTCACCAAACATCACACCAAGTCGCTGAGACTTACTTCGAAGAGCTCGAGAAGAAAACAGGCCGTAAACTAAAGCAAGCACAGAAGAACTTCTGGATTGCTCAGTACCGTGAGCTAGGTGGTGATATATATCAAGAGTATCCTGGTACTCCTGAGGAGGCATTTACTGCATCTCGTGATGGTACATACTACTCGAAACTATTCACACTTAACGTTGTGAGTAACAATCGCATCATCAAAGGCTTATATGACCCTAACCTGCCTACTGATGTGTACTTTGACTTAGGTGTAGATGATTACTTTGTAGCTATCGCTGTGCAGTGGTATCGAGGTGAAGTGCGTATTGTCAGAGAGTACTGGAACAACGGTTTTGGTCTCGAGCACTACATAGATGAGGTTGAGAGCTGGAATATGAGCATCAGATGCTATAAAATGCCGCATGATATCTCTGTTCGAGAACTGACAACTAAAGGAGCAGGTGGCTTAGCGAAAACAAGGCTTGAGGTAATGGAAGAGTACTTTGATGAGAAAGACATTAAAGCTTATATCGAAACTCTACCTCGTGAGAGCGTTGCTGACGGCATCGAAGCTGTGCGAAGTATGATACCTAATATGCTCGTGGATGCTTCATGTGAGTACATTATAGACTGCATGTACAACTACTCGAAAGAGTGGGATGAGAAACTGCAGGTTTGGAAGAAGACTCCTGTACACGACGAGTATTCTCACGGTGCTGATGCTATCAGACAAGTTGCATGTAATATTCTTGAATTCGAGGGAGCTCATAAGAAGAGACAGAGTAATTCGGGAAGACGCAGAAACAGAGGAACTGCTCTATAAGGCACTACGGTGCCTTTAAAATTAGTTGTTAATAAATTATAATGCATTTATAATAAATTTATTAATATACTAAAAGTGCACGTGTTTAAATCGTCTTTGACAGTTGTGACAAATGTTAAGCAATCCTGGCCACCCCCCCCCGAAGACAGTTGACTATCGAGTAAACTTTATAAACTTTTATGTAATTTTATTGTACATTACACTCATTTCACAGTATACGCGCATGCGCACGCGTTCCTTATTACTGGCAACTAAATTAAGTATACTGTTAAGTGCGTAACACTTTCTATCATTTAGCTGTTTACTTACTCGAATGACGTAGTATTATTAACACATACCAACGAGGAATGCTCCTCAACTAAAGTGCCGAAGGAGGCCAACATGAATACTCAAATTCAAGACATCATCACTATCCTAGAAGAGAACAAGAACCGTAAAGTTTCTTCAGTATCAGGTGACATCATCAACTTGCTTAATCAACTAAATGTTGCTAGCAAAGTAGGTACTCGTCAAGCCAAGAACTTCATCAAGGACGAGGAAGGTAATGTTGTAGCAATCTTCTGTTACTATCATAAACGCTGGGAGATTGTAGCTAATGAAGAACGCAGTGGCATTGAATATGGCAAGAAGGCATCTAATAAAGCAACTGGTCTGTCTACTATGTGTAAGGAAGGTGTTAAACACTGGACTAAAGCTAATAGAGCAATCAACGCTATCAAAGAACAGGCACCTAAAGATGCTCTAGAAGCTCTCAAGCAAGGTGACATCGATGTAGATGGTATTGATGACTTCGTAGCTAAGAAGGTGGAGGAAACTAAGGGAGCGTTTGCTGACATTACTCCTCACTCTCTAGAAGACTCTCACTCTTACGAATCTAAAGAAGAAGTGGAAGCTTTCTTGAATCTATAAGAGCTAAAGATGTTGAGGTGGTACTTACTATCACCTCAATATTTGTACATATTAATGTAATTGTGTAAAAAAATATGTAAAACATTTCTCTCTAAAATGTAATATTTAAAATATGCCAGATTTCGTGCATAATTACATTAATATGTACAAAAAAGGATATGCTTTTGAGTAGTATAGAATTATTAACATGTTTGCAACTATTATCAATGTGTTATTTACTAATACTATGAAGCTAAAGTCATGGCCTCAATTAATCTAAAGTCATGGCCTCAATAAACTAATCAATAAGGATGACAAGCAATGCTACATGTGCACTCTTCTCATATCTATATCAATCAGTTACAAGGACTGTCAATCAACTATCTTCTGACTCTTCAGAATGTCGTGAGCCTAAGTGTAGACGTCGCTACGAGTGATACTACGAAGGTGGCAACAAGTGAGCTCAGAGAGCTTCTGAGTTACGCTCAAGCTAATGGTATGGTAGAGCTTCTGTTCAGCTCTGAAGGTGAGTACATTGACGCACTGGAAATACTTTAAATTCACAGTGTACAAAATATATTATACATAATATATTGAATTATATTCGTACACAATTACATTATTATATACAGAGTCAAGCATATGACAAGAATCAATACAACGACTGACAATGGTCTGTTCAAGCACTCTGATTTGCTCGACCAGCATCTGTTCGCAGCTTATCGTGAGGTAACACGAGTGTCAAGCCTCGCTCGTATTCTCGAGCCATGTGAGTGTCCTCATGCTTATACGTTAGGTACAGGCCACGTGAAGTACTTTTATGATAAAGGCCTGTTCTTACAGAAGCAGTGTGAGACGCTATATCAGGAATGCTTACGTCGAGGTTTATGGCCTAACTTGACTCACAAAGAATATCAGTTGCATAGTCTCAGTGTACTTAACTATGACTGGCAGCCTGATAAAGACGCGATGTCGCTTAACCTGATACGTCTCATGGAGCGTTATCGCGAGAACCCGAGCATTTACACGTATAACGGTAAACCAGCTCACCCAGACCACTACAAGCGCATTTTAGCTAAGGTAATATACTCATGAAAGGTTTCGTAAAGTTAACTAATAATGGTAAGTATCTTAAGTTAGTACATGAGAATACTTTCGCAGGTAATACGTTCAGAGAAGTGTCTTTGAATGAAGCTACTGTCTTTACTTGCACACCTCATTTGAGTATGTCTTTCTCAGATAGAGAGTTGTTTAAGAAAGCTACAGCTATAGAAGCGATAGAAAAGCGCGAGGTTATACTTACAAACAACGATGTTAAACCAGAAATTTTATGTTATAATGCATGTTATATTGGTAACGCTATTTATATAGAAGATGAGCAAGGTAAACCTGTCAAAACTTCTAAGTTAGTTAGAGTGTTCGAAGACTTATCTTTTGAAACACTTAACACAATATATAAACCTACTTTTAACAATGCTCTTATTAAAGAGTCGTTTACACAGCAACTAAAAGAGAGAAACTTACTATGAACAAACATAACGCAGCAGTAGCACTACTATCAGAAAACTTGACTCAAGTGTTAGTTCGCTTTAAACACAGTGATGGTAACTTATCACCAAAGCAGTATTCTTATATGTCGACTATCGAGCTTAACTCAGGTGATGAAGCAGTAGTTAACTCACCATATGGTGGCTACAAGGTAGTCGTAGTAGAGGAAGTGACTACGGCCACGATTGACATCGACTCTCACTTCGATTATAAGTTCATCGTACAGCGTGTTGATAAGGAAGCAGATGAGAAGCGTCAGGAGCTTATCAAAGAGCTTACGTTTGAGCTTAATGAGATGGAACGCCAGAAAGCACTTAAGAAGTTACGTAAGCACTTAGGTCTACGTAAAGGTGACAAGTTATCTAAGCTTGTCGATGTACTACGCGAGAAATTAAACTAGCAATTACACACGTGTGTGGTCTTATACCGAGGCCACACTTATATTAACTAATCGGAGATTATAACTATGAAAGTTCGTGAAGTTGCTTATAGTGTTACATACGACCGTAAAAGACAGCGTCGTTATGTTTGGATTGGCGGCAAGTTAGCTGGCTCTATTAAGAAGCGTGAAGGCCAGTGGTACGCAGGTTCTAAGTATCATAAGACACTACGTGATGCGATTATCTTCTTAGCATATGGAGTATAGTATGCCTTTAATTACTCTTGACTCTTACATCGGTAAAATGGTTCGCTCTTATATTGATAAACATTATAGCGAAGATTATGTTATAATGAAAATCTGGCAACCAAATGCCTTTCATAAGGTAACACAGCGTCAGCTAAAGGTGAAGATTACTCGCCAAGGTGAAGAAGACGCAATCACTGTGAAGCTATTACTATGCGACTTAGTTTAATTGCTATCACATTTAGTTTACTCTCAATATATTGGATATTATCACTATGAAACTTAACTACAATATATCAAATACTTACTGTTCAGATTGGACAGAAATCGAAGCTCTACGTGAGATAGTTCAGAACGCTATTGACTCAAATAGACCTTACACTTGTGAGTTCAACGACAAGATTATCAAAGTAACTACTGAAGGTGCTACATTAGAACCTCGAGTATTTACCATTGGTGTTAGTGAGAAAGCTGATGGTGCTATAGGTAAATATGGTGAAGGCTTTAAGATAGCGATGTTAGTACTTACTCGCTTAGAACTAAATCCTGTTATCTTTTTCGGTAAGTACGCAGCTACAGGTTCTTTCGAATTAAACGACTTCACTGGTGTAAAAGAATTCTGCATTAACATCGAAGAAGTTAGTGATTACTCTGACGATATTGTCTTTATATGTGATGTGAATCATGTAGACACAGACCTCTTGTGTGAGCGTGTGACGCATTTTACAGAGCATCCATTACCAGTTATTCGTAATAATGTCGAAGTCTTATACACGAAGCCTGGACAAATCTATGTGAGCGGTCTGTGGGTATGTGAAGACAATAACTTATCGTATGGTTATAACTTCTCTCCTGATAGTATTGAACTAAACCGTGACCGTAATATGGTTAATGGTATTCACTGGACTCTTGGTAAGTATTATGCTAAGCAGACTGATAAAGCAGAGTTAGTCTTTAAGCTATTAGAGAATGATGCTAACGATATAGCTAACTTACAGTATCACATTCATAGTAACAAAGAACTAAAAGCTGAGTTAGCTAGACTATTTTATAACAAGTATGGCGATGGAGCTAAGATTGGTAAACCTACAGTGCAGTACATAGGTAGCTCTCATACTACATTCGGTTACAACTCGTATAGCACATTCTCTAAGTGTGGCATCGAAGAACAAGAGCAACGAATTAAACCTAACTCACCTCTTGGTATTCTAACTAAGTTTCTTGAAGATAATAAGAAGCACATGCGTCGTGACTTACGTAACAAGTTCATTACTCTAATCAACCAATCTAAAGGATGGTAGTATGATAGAGTTCGCAGCAGCTTTTGTAGCAATATACTTCTTTCTCAAGATGTGGGAGAAAGGTTATCTTGGAGTAGCAGGAGTAATTATTTTCGCGATGATTTTGACCTGTATTATAGGAGGAGGAATATTTTACGTAATTATGCGTATTTTAGGGTTTACAACGACGTTGTGATACAGTATTATTAAATCATGTTCTGGTGAACATCATCCAATTTCATGAATATTTAACGAGGTGACATATGTCAACAATCAAAAAAGCTTTTAAACCTATCGTGTCATTGCTAACTACTGCAATGGAATCTAACGCAGATGCGACAATCGCTTCAGTAATGGACGAAGTAAATGCGCTAGCATCAGCTAAGTCTGGTTCAGGTGGTGGTAAACCTCAAAACTTCCATAAGAACGAAGCTGGTGAAGTTGTTGCAATCAAGTGTGCTTACCACAAATTGTGGATGGACCCGCGTGTTGCTGAGTTTGGCAAGAAAGCTAACTCTCCAACTGGTCTAGCAGTTATGTGTAAAGAAGGTACATCTAACTGGACTAAACAGCATCGTGACTTCAAGCAAGCGTCTCAACAAATCCTTGAAGACCTTAAAGCAGGTGAAATCACTGTTGATGAAATCGAAGCACGCGAAAATGAGCTACTTAAAGCTCGTGACGAAGTTAAACCTCGTGAAGATGGTTATGGCTTCGAAACTCTTGAAGAGTGTCTAGCAGATTCTCAAGCACGTGGCTACGAAGTTTAAGTGGTCGCTTTAAGATTGGGGCTTAATTGCCCCTTTCTTTGGTTCAAGGAGTTCATAATATATTATGAAGAAATCAACAATTCAAATTGCTTTTGAAGCTTACACTAAATCTAAAGTACTTGACGTTGACAATATTCTCGACACTCTCAAAGTATCACATCGCTCGTTCCGTTACTACCTCAAGTCGAAAGGTACGTCTCTTTACGATATAACACCAGGTCTTGCTTCAGAAATAGAAGAGTCTTATCATGACCATAACATGACCATGAAGCAGATTTCAGCTATTTACATCGTGCCTTTACATGAAGTAAGTGAGATTGCTAATCATGGCATTAGTAGATTCTTAACAGTTCATGAAATGAACGAACTAATTAAGCAAGGTGTGCCTACTGGTGAGTTACGTGCCAAAGGTTATCATTGTGGTACGACAGAACAAGAGAAAGAAGAGATTAATAAACTCATAGACACTGGTCGTTATACTAACGAAGAGATAGCTAAGATGTTTAACTTAAGTCCTGGTCGTATTTCTCAGATTAAGAAGAATAAAGTTAAACGTAAGAAGTATAGTTATCTTAGCGCTAAAGTAAAAGCTGAAATAAGAAATAAGAAAGCTCAAGGTGTTAGTGCTGATACTTTAGCTACAGACTATAATATCTCTCGAAGCCAAGTCTACAATATTTGTCGAGGTAACTAATGAAGACTATACAACCATTCATCGACTTAGGATGGCACACTGTACCACTTAAAGGTGAGTTGAAAAGACTCGCTGATGGTGATAAAACTGTACCAGTTTTCGAGAAAGGATGGAGAAACAAGTACCAAGATGTATTCAATAAGCAACCAACAGCATTGGGCGGTGCTATCACAGGAGCTGTGTCTGGCATCATCGCTATCGACTGCGATAACGAAAGTACGTTTAACACATTTAAAGCACTGGACCCTGACTACACTTTTATTTTTGAGTCTAAAGGGAAAGGCAAGACCTGCGGTACATTTATCTACAAATACGAAGAAGAACTCGAAGAGTCGTTCTCGATTAACGATGGTAAGATGGCGCTTGACTTCTACTCGAACAGAGGCTTTGTGTACCTGCCGACTGAAGCAAATAAGACTAAAGTCACTCTCTCAGAGTTACCGGAAGTTAAAGCGATACCAGAGACGTCAAAGATACTTCTCATCCAATTAGCTAAGTCACGTAAGAAGTCTAAAGAAGAGGTTATAAACACTCAACAAGTATCTACTGGTATGTGTTTGTATCCTTTAGTTAAGCAAGCTGTTGAGTTAAATCAGTATACTCCTAACTTATTTCGTATTCTTACTCCTAAGTCATTTCGTGAAGAAGAAGAATACTTAAAGTCTGGTGCTCTGCATCCTAAACATGTTCCTGAAGGTCGTGGTTCTGAGTATCTGTCTAAAGTTAGTGCTATCTTAGGTGCTGATATTAGCATCGACGAAGACATGTACATAAAGATGATGACTTTAGTAAATGGTCTTTGGGATGACCCGATGGACGATGAGAAGTTTACTAAGACTATCTTGGACCCAATGCTTAATCATACTGCGAGTGTAGATGGTAAAGTCATTTGGAACTATGATGAGAACTGGCGTGTAAACCGCTTTATTATTCCGACTAAAGATGCATCGAGCATTGAGATTGCTTACGACCCAAACCGTAAGAACTACTACATGGTAGATGAAGCTAATCAATCAGTATCTCTGTTCAGTCGTGAGACAGATTTAATATCTCATATTCACGTAGTAAAATCTCGTGATGTAGCTAATATGACCAAGCCTCAAATATTAGGTGAGACTCCTTTAGTTGATGTCATATCTGCGCCTAATAAGCCGTTTGGATTTAATGAGTCTGATAATTTCAACAGACGACTACTAAACACATTCAAGCAGACTCCAGAGTTAGTTATACTACATGAACCTGAGAACTATAAAGACAAGTACACTAAACCAGTTACTACACTTAAGTATTTAGAAACTCTGATACCAGAGAAGTTGATGCGTGACTACGTGCTTAGTTTCATTCGTACTAAGATGTTGACTTTTAAATATAGTCCAGTAGTTCTTTACTTTCTAGGTGTTCAAGGTTCAGGTAAAGACGTGTTCGTAAGTATTATTGAAAAGTTCATGGGTAATGTTACTCGTCCATCAACAACTGAATTTCTTGAAAAGTATAATACTTGGTTAATGGATACCTACTTCGTTCAGCTCGATGAGTATGGTGACCAACTGAGTACTGCTCGCGATAAGATTACTGCTCTAGGTATTCTTAAGTCATACACAGGTAAGCAGAAAGTTCAGATTCGTGCTATGCGTACAGATGGTTTTGATTACTTGCATAATGCTACTTTCATAATGACAGCTAACCGTAACCCTCTTATGCTTGACGAAGGTGAACGTCGTCTTGCTTTTATGTCTACACCTAATGTGTTAGCATCACAAGACTGGGTTAAAGAAGCTGGTGGTATTGCTAATGTTGTCGATAAGATTCATAACGAGACTAAAGACTTTGCTTATTACTTAGCAACTAAAGTTAAGTCGTTGTCTAATGATGACTATGTTACTCCACCGCTGTCTAAATTGAAAGACAAACTTATTGCTGATTCTATGTACGCAGAGCAACGTATTGCTTATGCTCTTAAGAAAGAGATGTATGAGTACCTAGCTGAATTAGGAAGCTTAAACTGCATCGAGTCATTGTCAGAAGAAATCATAGAAGGTAAGATTAAATTCTCTACTTTAGCTGATTTGTTCGCTGTTCTAACTCGTGATTCAGGTAAAGAATCTGACTTACGTAATGCTATTCGCGTAGCAGGTATTAAGATGCATCGTACTACTATAGACTATCAACCTGAATACACTATACATATCTCTAGTGGCTTCAGTGCTGACGAAGAAGGAGAAGATTGGGATGAAAACTGTTGATGTATTTAAGAAGTTCATGGAAGATGAGCATGCTTGGGATATGTATGTAACAGGTCCAGCAGGTACAGGTAAGACTACTGACTTACGTGCATCTGTAGAATACTGTATGGAAAACGACATACCTTATGCTGTGTGTGCTTACACTCATAAAGCGTGTGGTATACTGCAAGAGAAACTGCCTCAAGGTGCTGTTGTTACTACGCTATGGAGTTTACTTCGTAAACGACCAGGTATCAATCAACATGCTACTCGTTTACAGCATATTGACATAGCAGTACAGTCAGGTAAGATGGAAAGACCTAGAGTTATCTTCATCGACGAATACTCTATGATTGGTGAGAAAGACGGTATCGACATTCGTGCTGCTCAAGACCCAGAGTACGAAGGTGACCCTGCTATGAAGGTAGTGTGGCTTGGTGATAATAACCAGCTACCTCCCGTAGGTGACATTCCGTTCGTTCAACCTAAAGGTGATTATTGTGTTACTCTAACTAAAATCTGGCGTAACGACAATGAGCTCCAGAAACCTCTGAACGAATTGATTGATATGATTAATGGTTCACCAATCAAACCTCTCACAACGAACGACAGATTCATCCGTGAGCTAGATATAGTGGAAGAATATGAACGTTCGTTGCAAGGTGGACATGATGCTGTTATGCTTGCGTATACTAATAAACGTGTACAAGAGCTAAATTCTTTGGTACAAGGTAGAACAGAGCCAGAGAAAGGTGATTGGTTATTTAGTCCAACTACTCAGCAGCGTTACTTGTTCCATGAATGGGTAAATGCTCCAGAGATGATTAACACTCCATATAGCGGTGATATACCACTTAATACTAAGTTCAAAACTCTAGAGCATTTGATTGACACAGAAGCATGTCGATTTGCTAGAGTAGAAGACGAAGAGAGTAATGAGTTAATTCTTGCAGTAGAGTTCGGTCACTATGAGTTCAAGATGAAGAAGCAAGAACTCAAACAATTAGCTGCTGCGTCTAACGCTGATATTGAAACTAAGTTTCGTGGTTATAAAGCTGCAGGTTGGGCTAAGTTCAATCCTACTCATAAACTAGCTCGGAAAAGAGCTAAAGCTTGGAGAGACTTCTTGACTTACGATGAGTGTGTAGTGTGTCTAGATTTTACTCATGCTACAACAGTTCACAAGAGTCAAGGTAGTACTTACGATATTGTAATTCTTGACACAGAGGATATTGGTCTATGTGCTCAAACAAACGTGATGATGTACCTAAAACTATTCTACGTCGGGATAAGCCGAGCGAGAAGTCTAGTGCTGACAAATTAGTTGACTGTCCTGCTTGTGGTGGTCTTGGAGTTAAAACTATATACACTATATGTGGCTACTGTGGAGGTGATGGAGTCGTACCAAAAAATACTTAAATTAAATATTGTACATTAAAAATAAATCGCGTATAATTAATCATGTGAATCGGGATGGTTCACATGAATTTCTTAAAAAACTAATTTCTATAAGGTATATTTCTATGGCTGACGCTACAAAACAATTCTTCTCTCCTAAAGGTGAACTTTTCTGGACTAACATCCGTGGTGAAGGTAAAGAGAACATGAGTGGTAAGATGCAGTATGTGTCTACACTTGTTCTTGAAAACGACCAGCATCCTATTGTTCAGGAACTTGAGCAGTTCTGGGAAGAAAACAAACCTAAGAACTTCAAGAAAGCACCTAAGACTAGCGGTTGGTATTACTACGACGCTATCAAAGACGAAGATGGTGAGTTCGTTCTTGATGAAGAAGGTAATAAGACATTCGATAAGAACGGTCGTATTGCTCTACAGTTCAAGACAGGTACTACATTCCCTGATGGTAAGAACAAGGTTGTAGGTATCTACAATGCAGCAGGTAAACCTGTTCAAGGTATCACTGAAAACATCGTAGGTAACGGCTCTATCGGTAAAATCAAAGGTGCTATGGGTATCTACGTGAACATGACACCTAACAATAAAACTATTGTAGATGCAGGTGTTACTTTGTACTTGAATGCTATTCAAGTATCTAAGTTAGAGAAATACACTGCTGATGCTGGCTTCGATGCTGACGAAGAACATGTTGGCAACGATGGTTGGGATGAGAACGAATGGACTGGCGAAAGTGAATCGAACCAGGATTCTGACTCAGCAGCAAGCAAAGTACGTATCTAACTCTCTTTAGGGAGACTTCGGTCTCCCTTTTGTAAGATAGTAAAGTACATAATACTTTGTGTATTTCACTATCTTACCAACTGCATAAGGATGCAAACAATGAACGCTAATCTTTTCTTTCTTCAACAAGAAAACTTCACATTCGTTAAAGTAGTATTTGACGGACATCCAAAGACTTACCTCTATAAAACTACTCTTGAGCTTGAAAAAGACGATAAAGTAATCGTAGACTCACCGTCTTCAGGTCTTGTCATTGTTACAGTAGTAGACACAGTAGACCCTCTAGAAGTTAACTTAGATGCATTCAACTACAAGTGGATTGTTTCTAAAGTAGACTTGGATTACTACAACAAGCTACAAGAAGTAGAAAAACAAGTTCAACGCGAAGTTAACAAAGCTAAAGCTGCTGCTGCACGTAAACAGATGGAAGAACAGCTTGTTGAACAAATCGGTGAAGAAGCTTTCAACAATGTTAAAGGACTAGTACGACTATGACAGACGCTATAAAACAAGCTATAGAAGACATACTAGCTGCAGGATTAAGCGTACAAGAGCATGACAATAATTCTGATTCATCTAAAAAAGTTAATCACTTATCTATTATTGGTGGTGTACGAAGAGTAGAATACTACCCTACTACTGGTACAGTTTACGCTAATGCTAGAGATGAATTCAAGAAAGCAGCTAGAGGTAAAGGCGTAGAACAAGCAATAAAGATAGCTAAAGAAGGTAAATTATGATTTTAGACCATACTATCTATCGTATGGGCTCATTACAGGAAGTAGAGAGTCTAACAGATTTCTCTACTCCTATGGCATACGATACAGAAACAATCGGTTTTTACGGTAAAATTCGTTTAGCACAGTTTTACCAACCTCATTGGGACCAAGTTATCTTAGTTGAATATCCTAATGATTTAGCTCTAATCAGTTTGTTATCTCGTATGACATTCTACTGTCACAATGCTCATTACGATATCACAACAAGTCAAGCTCAATCTCAGTTAGTTTGGGTACCAGAAAAATTCGAAGATACTTTCTTAGCTGCACGTTTAGCTATGCCTATGTACGATACATATACTCTTGACGACTGTATGGCTCGAGTACTAGGTTTTGACCCATACGTTGAAGCTAACTTAGATAAGAAAACTCTGCAAAAATCTAAATGGAATAAACCTCAATTAGACAAAGAGCAGAAACTATACGCTTCTATAGACGTTTACTGTCTTCCTAAATTATTCGAAGCAGTATCTAAAGCATTTACAATGCCTGCGTATATTCTTGATAAAAAGACTCTTCGTACTTGTCTAGAAGTTCAGTGGAATGGTGTACCTATTCACGAAACTAACTTACAAGCTAAGAAAGAAGAGACCATTAAGAAACTAGGTGAGCTTGCTGAATTGACGCCTGTAGGTAAAGAAACACGTTGGTTAATGAAGACTGATAAAGGTCTAATAAACGTTAACTCTTACAAACAAGTACGTGAATTACTAAACTCTAATGCTTCTGATGATGCTTACCTATCAGAACGCGAGATGGATGGTTGCGAGTATGCTAAGAATATTCGTACTGTTCGCACTCTTACTAAGCGTCTATCTACTATCTATAAGTACGAAGAGAAAGGTGAGAAGTTGTATGGTAAGCTCAAGCCTTCTGCTCGTTCTGGTCGTCTTACTTCAGATGATGAAAACTTACAACAAATACCTCGAGCTCTTAAAGGCTTGTTCGGTATGGAAGAAGGTGACGGTGTACTAATCTTTGCTGACTACGCTCAGCTAGAGCTTCGTACAATTTGTGCTATCTTAGGTGTATCTAAGATGGAAGAACTGTTCCGAGCAGGTGCAGACTTACACTCATACACAGCTGATATGTTATTCGGTAAAGACTGGAAAGAAACTAAACCTCTCGCTCGTCTTTACTCTAAGGGTGCAAACTTCGGTCTGCTTTATGGCGGTGGTATCGAGATGTTTATTGGCTTCATGATGCAAATCGCATCTGTTAAGCTGGAATACTCTGAAGCTTCTGATATTCGTAAAGGTTGGCGTACGCTATGGCGTGAAATCTTTAAGTGGCAGCAAGAAGGTATTTCTAAGTGGCAGAAAGGTAAGCTTGGACATACTCCATTAGGTCGTTACTATAAAGCTAAGATGATGACCGACTTCTTGAACATCGAAAACCAAGGTGCCGGTGCTGACGTAGCTAAATTAGCATTCATTCGTCTTAACGAACGTGTAGCAGAACTAAGAACTAAGTATAATCTTCGTGATGACGAGATGTGTTTAGTTAACTTCGTGCATGACTCATACATTATTGCTTACTACGGTAATGATGAAGAAGTGTACAAAGAAGCAGCTCATGTCATGGCACAAGAGATGCAAAAAGCGTGGTTTGAAATGTCTAAAATCTTTAAGATTAAAGACCTCCCAATGCCGGTTGATGTGCGCGTGGGATACGACTGGAAGTCAATCGATTCAGACGATGGATTCAAACTATATCAATATGAATTAGAAGGCATGGCGATGCTGGAGGAAGTCTTGAATGGCTGAGAAACCATTTGTTAAAGAGTCTCAAAGTGTAGACAAACTTCGTTACACTCTAATTGAGCCTGAGTTTAAGCGAGCTATGGCAAGCATACTAACTCAGGGAGCTAAGAAGTATGATGCTCATAACTGGAAGAAGTGTGAAGATAAAGACATGTACAAAGATGCACTTCTTCGTCATTTAGAAGCATATCTGTCTGGAGAGTACTTAGACGAAGAGATGCAAGAGTCTCACTTAGCTAGTATCGCATGCAATGCAATGTTCTTACTTCATATGGAGCAACGAGAAAGAAATGAACAACAACCAAGTAATTCTTAATCAACTAAATAAATTCAAAGAACTTCACGATGCTGGTGAGTTCGTACATGTTCGTGGATTCAAAACTGTGGAGCTTTTAAATGCTACAATGGAGTTTGATGCTAACGAATCTGGTATTATCACAGTGCCTGGTTTTTCTACTAGCGAATCTTACGTCGACGCAGAGTTTAAGTGGTACGACTCTGCTTCTACTAAAGCTGATTTCATTAGCAATTTTGCTAGTATGTGGTCTGCTATTGCTAACGAGAAAGGATTCGTAAATAGTAACTATGGATTCTTAGTTCACAGTCCACAAAACTGTAACCAGTACGATAACGTGCTTAAGGAACTAAAGAATGACCCAGCTTCTCGACGTGCTATTATGGTTTATTGCCCTAATCATATCCATTATACTGGTGGAGAGGATTTCGTTTGCACTATGTATGTATCATACACAGTACGGAACGGTAAGCTTCATGCTTTTGTTAGCATGCGTAGTAGTGACCTCCGATTTGGTGTTGTCGGTGCTGATTTGGCTTGGCAAATTCTTGTCTTACGTCAATTAGCTGACGAGCTCGGTGTAGAATACGGTAAAGTACACTGGCATGCATGTAGTCTACACTTGTATGAACGTCACTTTGGTATCTTCGATTCACTTTAATTAAATTGTTTACAAAATCTTGGGACCGTGTATAATGGTTCCAAGATTAAAGAGGAGACTCAAGCATGAGAATGTTTTACGATGATGGTCTTAAAGACTGTAGCTGGATTCCTGATACTTACGGTGAGTTTAAGCGTAAATACGCTGACGCTACTGTTGAAGTAGTAGAAGGTTGTTGTATCGTTATTACTGTTACTGATGGTAACACAACATACTTAGATACTATCTATGTTCTTAAAGAACATCGCGGTAAAGGTATCGGTAAGAAAGTTCTTGAACGTCTAACTAAAGACACTCGTACCATTTTATTCTGTAACAAAGCTCTTGAAGATTTCTACAAAGAGCTCGGATTTAAACCTGCTTCTGAACTTGCTTTCTCTGTAATGGTGAAACTATGAAACTTCTACTAACTCTCGGTCATAACTCTTCAGCTATCTTAGTTGATAAAACTCATGTTCTTTGTGGTTATGAAGAAGAACGTCTATCTAAAGTAAAAGCTGACAGCTCTTACCCTAAACTTGCTATTGAAGAAATTCTTAAGCATCATCCTGAAGCTAAGTATGAAGTTACAGAAGTATGTATCTCACACTGGTTTAACTCTTTGTGGAAATTCGAAGAGTCTAAATACTTCAACCCGCAACATCTAAAGACACGATTCAAAAAAGCTGAATGGCGTACTATCAGCAAGAACTTCACACACCACGACGCTCACGCTCATTCTGTGTGGAACTTCTCTCGTACTATGTCAGGTCTTACTATGGTAGCTGATGGGTTTGGTACTGACTGTGAAACAGTGTCTATCTACGAAGATGGTAAGTTAGTAGACCGTATGTATTTCTTGTCTATCGGTCTTTGGTACCAGTATGCTACTGCTTATCTAGGAATGAAAGAAAACCAAGATGAGTACAAGTTACTTGGTATGGAAGCTCATGTTCTTGACGAACATCGTGAAGCTATGGATAAACATGTCGAAGATATTGTTGACTTCTACTACGATAACTTCGATAACCACACAGACCAAGTGTATAGTCAGCAATGTGCTCAGAATCGTCAGATTGTTAACCACATGCTTGATAAATACTGTGCTGAAGTTGCATATGACCAGTATGCAGTCGCATATTTAGTTCAAGCAGTCACTGAAAAATTAGTTCTACGTTTATTAGAAGACTATAAAAAGCCAGAGCATCGTGTGATGCAGTTCTCAGGCGGTGTGTTCTACAATGTTAAGCTAAATAATGTGATTCTTAACAAATACGCCGAAGAAGTATCAGTTATTGAATTCCATCCACTAGCAGGTGACCAAGGTTGTGGTCTAGGCTTTGTTGATGTTAAGTACGATAACTTATTCTGGGGTAAGCGATTCACAAACAAATATGACCGTTTAATGGAAGTCAATGGTGTAGAAATGACTTTCGTAATGCGTGGCTCAATGGAATTCGGTCCTAGAGCATTAGGTAATACTTCAACTATTGCAGCTCCAACACAGCGTGCTACTGAAGTTATTAACATGCTGAATGGTCGACCTAACGTCATGCCAATGGCTCCTATGTTACGACATGATGTAGCAGCTAAATATTGTCGTAACATCAATAAACTTGGCTTCTGTAAACACTTTATGATTGTAGCTACTGACTGGCTAGGACCAATTGAAGGTTACGAAGGTGTTATTCATAAGAAGCCTGGTCAAGAAGTGTATACTTGTCGTCCTCAAGTTGTAGACAACGAGTTCACTAAAAAGTATGGTGTGTGTATCAATACATCGCTTAATGCTCATGGTCAACCAATCTTATTTGATTATCATGACTATGAAGAAATGACGAGAATTCATTATGAGCAACGTAAACTACATAGCGATAGCTAAAACTGCATCATTAATGTCTAAAGACCGCACTAAGATAGGTGCGGTCGCTCAAGGCTTTAATAGAGCTGATATCGGTATCGGATTCAATGGTTACCCACCAGGTTATGATGATACTAACTTTGACGATAAGTATGAGAAAGTCATTCACGCTGAAATGAATGCTATCATAAATAGTCGTCTAACACGTGGTCAAATACAAAGAGTATATATCTATGGATTGCCTCCTTGTAAAGACTGCATGAAACACTTAGCTGCTTATGGTGTATTAGAAGTAGTCTATTGTGTAAACCCAAACATAGCTAGTTCTGATACTTGGAGAAGTTGTTTCGAGTCACATAAAGAACTGCATCCTTACATAAACTTTTTGGAGATTGACCATGCTGAACTTGATGGATATTTATAAACGTGTAGGCTCTTGGAATGAAAAACGCTACGAGCGTACATACGACCATAACTTAGCTCTAAACTTACTTGACGAAGAATACGAAGAGTGGTTAGAAGCTAATTCACCAGTTAAAAAGCTAGATGCTCTATGTGATGAAGTGTACGTAGCTCTAGGTAACTTGTGGAAACTTGACTTACCTGAAGAAGAAGTATCAGACGAAGAAGTTCTAACTTTAGCTGCTCACATCGTAGACAACTTTATTCGTGGTACTGGTTTACGACCTATCTATATCGTTCCGTCATTTATTGATGGTATGCGAACAGACCCAGAAGTTCCTATTCTACTAGGTATGCATGTTATTATTACAGCGTGTCTAACTGAAATGAAGCTCTTAGGTCTAGAGTCTGAGGATGGTCTAAAAGCTTTAGAAGCTGTATGTGACAGTAATGACTCTAAATCTGTTAAAAAGACAGACTCTACAGCTAAAGCAAACGATGGTGATAAAGGACCTTATTATGTTGGTCCAGAGGCACGTTTACAGGCTATTCTGAATGCTAAATCTGATAGCCTTAATTAACCAGATTTAGCGGAAATTAATGACACGATATAATATTCGTATTCCATTTTAAAACGTCTCAGAGAGGACACCAGAATGTCAATTATTGTACAAAATACAGATATCCGTATCCGCCCATCAGCAGTAGATGGCTTCTTTAACTGTGGTTATCAGTGGGGTAAGACTTTCTTAGAAGGTATAAGCTCTATTCCTAATAACCGTGCAGCTATTGGTACTTCAATTCATAAAGCTGCTGAAGTGTACTGGTTAGATGCTATCTCTACTGGTCAGCGTGATGAAAACTTAACTAAGTTGCAAGACGCTGCTGTACAGGAATATGCTGAACTAGCTAAACAAGACTTGCGATTCGATGAAGGTGAGAACCTTACAACCAGTATCAACACGATTAAGATGGGTACTAACGCATTCTTGAATGATATAGCACCTTTCGCTGAAATTCCTGTTGCTACAGAGAAGTATTTCGAAGTGCCAATCGTACAACACAAATTAGTTACAGCAGTCGGTGGTACTATCGACTACATTTCTAAAGACACTATCAGTGACTTGAAGACTAGTAAACGTAAACCTACTATTGCTTCATATGTGACTCAACAGTCAATATACCGTTTCTTAGCTGAATCTAATGGTGTACCTGTTAAGCATAATAATATTCAGTCTGTTGTTCTTAAACAAAAACCTGATGGTGCTATCTACGACTTAGACCCTAATGTAGAACAAGCTCGCTTCTTAATCAACCACATTCTAGATATTCTAGACATCGTAGCTGAAGACAAAGTGGCACCAGAGCTAATTCTACGTGGTAACCCTAAGTACTATCTGTGCTCACCTAAATACTGTGCTCATTACGACACATGTCCTTTCGTAGCTAATAACGTGAAAGCTACTCAGAACGATGTCAAGATGGCTGACAATATGATTGCTCAGGTTAAATTGTAACAACTAATTAAAGGCACTGCTAGTCAGTGCCTTAGTAGGTTTATTATGATACCATACGAATACCAAGATTCTCTAAGTGACGAAGGTTTAGAGATATTAAGAAACAACGGTATTGTTTACTACGCTATGGAGGAACGTACCGGTAAGACTCTTACTGCTATTCTCACAGTCGAAAAATCTGCAGCTGAAAGTTGCTTAGTTATAACTAAGAAAAAAGCTCTAGACGGATGGAAAGAAACGCTGTCAGCTTACCTTACAACTAAGAAGTATGAAGTAGTAAACTACCACCAAGCTCATAAAAAAGTAGGCCGTAAATTCGATGTAATAATCTTAGATGAGAGTCATAACTATATTAGTTCATTTCCTAAGCCAGGTAAAATCTGGAAAGAAGTATACGGGCTATGTTATGGTGTACCTCTTATTTACATCAGTGCTACTCCTAATGCTCAAGGTTACCAGATGCTATATCACCAGTTCAAACTTAGTTACTGGTCTCCTTGGAAGTCATTTAAGACATTTTACGAATGGTTCCGTGTGTATGGTAAAGCATACACTAAAGAAATCAATGGCATTCCTATTACTCAGTATGACCGCTGTCATGAAGATTGGATTGCATCTCAAGTGAAACATTTATTCATCACTAAAACACGTAAAGAGTTAGAGTTCGAGCATGAACCAGAAGATAAGCTACACTACATTGAACTGGCTGAAAACACCCGCAAAGTGTATAATCATTTACTTGAGCACAGTATTATTAATCTCAGTGTTGGCGAGCTTGTTTGCGATAGCAAATCTAAGTTAAGAACAAGCTTACATCAACTCGAAGGTGGTACTGTTCGCATAAATGAAGAAGGTAAAGTATTACCTAATACTGAAAAAGTTGATTACATACTAAAACATTTTGGAGACAAAGAAGATGTCGTCATTATGTATAACTTCAGAGCCGAAGAAGTTAAGTTACGTTCGCACTTCAAGAACGCGACATTACTTCAAGCGACGAGTTACGCTGAAGGGGTCGACTTACATAAGTACAGTGACCTTATTATCTACTCACAAGACTACTCTACAGCACGCCATACTCAACGAAGAGCTAGACAGTGCAATAAAAATCGTAGAACCCCTATAACAGTTCACTATCTGCTTGTTAAAAAAGCTATCAGCGAGCAGGTTTACAAAACAGTATCAGTCAATAAGAAAAATTATGTTGACTCAGTATTCGTTAAGGAAACACTATGAAAAATGTAATGTTAGCAGCATCTCAACTTGCAAATGTTCACGAACTAAAATATCCAGTATTGGCTTCAGGTAAGATTGATGGTGTTCGTGTGTGCGTTCAGGAAGGTAAGTGTGTTGCCGGTCGTTCATTAAAACCTTCAATCAATAAATATGTCATGGAGCAACTATCAGACCCTGTATTTGAAGGTATGGATGGTGAACTAACTTTAGCTGACGAATCTTGGAATGATTTCAATGCTAACCAATCAGCTATTATGACTAAGAGTGGTGTACCTAAAAAGCTAGTCTTCCACGTGTTTGATAGTATGGATGAAAGAGCTCTTACTAAATGTGCGTTAGAAAGAAAAGAGTACGCACGTCAACACGTAGAATCTATCAATGAAGCTATAAACATGCCAAATATAGCTATTAGATTCTGTAAGCAGTTCTTAGTTCATTCTGCTGAAGAACTTCTTTTAGCTTATGAGAAAGCTCGAGAAGCTGGTTACGAAGGTCTTATTGTATGTGACCCGAAAGCTAAGTACAAGCATGGTCGTTCTACACTCAAGCAAGGTATCATGCTTAAACTCAAACCTTGTGAAGACGATGAAGCTGAGTTAATTGGTTTTGATTTAGTTCAACACAACTTAGATGCTGGTAACTCAAACTCTATTTATAACAAAGTAGAAGGAGAACGTGCAGGTCGTCTAATAGCTAAGTGGTGTGGACGCACAATCTACGTAGGTCCTGGTAAGCTTACTCATCATTTAGCTACAGACATCGCTAAAAACTTTGATAAATACAAAGGTCGTATGTTTACATTCACATACATGGAAATTCACAAGTCTGGGGAACCTCGTAGTGCTCGATTTAAAGGGTTCCGTAGTAAGGATGATATGTAATGGCTGCAGGTAAAGAAGGTGCTGTACAAGGTAAAATTCTTAAGTGGCTACAAGACAATAACTTCTGGTGCTTTAAAACAATTGTGTGTTCAACTAATGGTATCATGGATGTTATTGCTTGTTCACCTAAGGGTCGATTTGTTGGTATAGAAGTTAAGTATGGTAGTGGTAAACCAAGCGAATTGCAGAAGTACCACATCGAAGAAGTCAAGCGTCGCAATGGTATTGCTTTTGTGGCGTGGGACTTAGAAACAGTAATCTACAATCTTCAAGACGAGATTGCTGAAATAAAACCTAAAGAAGATAAAGAGGAACCTCTACTATGAAAGCAAGTGAACTAAAGGGTTGGCCAGTTACTTTTCACCCAAGTGAATGGCCTAAAGGTACACTAGAACACATGGACGCAGACTTGTTCACAAAGATTGTATGGCCTGCTCGTACTATCTCTCGTGTTCCTATGTGGCCTAGTGCTTTCGCTAGTGCGCATGTTCGCGAGACTGGTACTTCTCAGCACTCTACTAATAATGGAACTCGCTTGTCAACTGCTACTGATATGCATGTTAAAAATCATACGAATATGATGAAACTATATCATGTTCTGGAGGCAAATGAGTGCGTCGGAGGTATTGGTTTGTATTTCGATACGAATACACCTATGGTTCATATGGACAGTCGTTCAGAACGCATCGTGTGGCTTCGTGTGAATGGTCAGTATATTTACAAACACATTGACCCAGTAAAGTTTTATAAAGAGCTTGGTAAAGCTTTGGAGGCTTAATAATGTTACCTATGTTAATACCTTTAGCTGTAAGTATTGCATCTAAATACATACCTGAACTAATTGAAACTAAATTAGATAGCAAGAAAGCTGCTCAGGTTGCAGATGTAGTTATTAAGCATGCTAAGTCTGCTTTTAACGAAGATGCAGTACCTGCTCTTAAGAAGTTAGATGAGTTAATGGAACAAAGTCCTGAACGAGCTAATGAATTAAGAGTCGAAGTACTAGAGCTAGTTAAACTAGAAGTTCAAGATGTTCAGCATGCTCGCGAACATACTGACGATAAAGCTACTCAACGACTAGGTTGGTTAGTGATGTGGACAAGTATACCTCAAATCATGATTTGTCTCGGTACACTTAGTTACATAACTACTCTAAACTTAGCTGCAGGTGTACTATCTACTATATCTGCTTTAGTTGGTGGTTACGTTAATCAGCTATATCAAGAACGACAGCAAGTAATGAACTATCGATTCGGTTCTAGTTTAGGTAGTAAGACTAAGAAGTAAAAAGTAAAGCCCTCTAATAAGAGGGCTTGTTTTTATGCTAAAGATTTATCAGTTATATCGTGAGAACTATCTACAACAAACGATAATACTCCATTATATGGACCTGTACCAGCAGGTTTCGTGATACTTACTACCCAGTGTGTACCTTCAGAATCTAATAAGGCACTAGCAGTAATAGCTCCTCCTGATGAAACCTTATTAGATATTTCTACATCTTCTACTTCTCCAGCAGAGTTACCTAATAACAACATGCCTTTTCTATAGCAGTTATTAGCTAGTCCACCAGCATAAGTGAAAGTTACCTTGTATTCTAACGAAGCAAATATAGGCACTTTAAATGTCAATGTAGTGGCAGCAGCGTCTTCTATTTTCTTTAGCGCTTTAAACTTAGTTAAATCTAAGTTAGGTATCATGCCAATAGAAGACTTAGTAGCTGGATTAGCTTTATAATTCAACTCATCTTGTATATCGCTAGTCTTAGGACTTCTTGTAGACATCTTGATATAGTCAAAGTTTGATTCTACACTACCATTACTGATAACAGCTCTTACGAATCTACAGTCTCTACGAACAATGTTAACAGATACACTCTTAGAGTTTACGCCTACAGTAGTACCGAAAGGAACATCACCGACACCTTTAACGTAGACATCCTTAGACGTAGTAGCTAATAATGTGCCGTCTTTATCATAACCGTAGATAAACAAACGAAGACCAGCAGTAGGTTCCCAACCATCAGAATCTACTGTAATCCAAGTATCACCTGTAGGAGATACAGGAACTAAGCTTGAACGATAGATACAGCACCACTGTTTAGCTCTTAACTTATTGCCTACTTTTGAGACAGTGAGTGGAGATACTTTCTCTGTTTCTTCTTCTTTAGCTGAAGCCCAAACACCTATGTTAGCGTAGTTACATACAGTAGGGCTTTCGTCTACATCGAATAGTAAAGTACTTGCAGAAATATCAGCTAAGTTAGATACAGAGAACATAGCTTCATCTGTAGAACCTACAATATTACCTATACCTTTATCTATATAACTATGGTCATACACTGGGTCATCTGCTTGAGAAGACACCCAACTAATGTATACACGGTTCTTATAGGTTCTCTCACCAAACAGTATTGTATCTTCTCCAGCTGACTCGAAACGAATGTCATAGAACGTATTGTTAGAACCAGCAATAATTTCTATATGTCGAGTAGCACCTTCTAAAGTACCACCTTTAAATCGGTTATTATTGTGAGAGTACGAGTCTACATCATCAATACCGATACGACAAAGTGTCATACGATTTATGTTGAAAGTATTCTCATTAATCCAGCCAGCTTGAGCTGAAGTTCCTTTAACTTCACCTTTCAACCATAAGTATTTAACGTAGTTGAAGTGGAAATCAGAATAAGCAATACTATAGTTAAGTCTGTTATCTGCATTGTCAGCGAATAACATAATAGAAGGAGATACTTCTACTTCAATATGCTGGTTCTTAGCGCCATGAACTTTCAACACAGGTGTATCTATAGTTCTGTCAGTGTCTGATAATACATTACGAATGAACTGTTTTGGGTTCTGTGTAGACGATGCATTACCACCTATAACTAAGTAATCAGTACCATTAACAAAATTAATAGTACCTAGTATTGAAATACCAATACCAACTAAATCTACAGTACCTTGACCAGTACATGTATAAGTTCTGTTCTTACCAAACAAATCATGATTGTAAGTTTTACAGAAAGCTGAAGCGTCTACAAAAGCTTGGGTATCACTAGTTTTATAGAAGTCATCAACATATACATTATTCTTAGGTTCTAAATTAGCTAAAGTCATAGGTTGAGCAACTGACTTAACTAACCAGATTGTACCGCCAGAACATAAGTATTGACCTGCTTCAAACTTATGAGGCTCACCACCATTAGTTATACCTGCTAACATATTGTCTACATTAGAGAAGGCTGCGATTATTCTAGAATTAATATACTCAAATGAAGGACCTGAAGAACCAGAATTATTTCGTGAGAAAGCACCTAGACCATTATCTAACAAGAAATCTTCAGAACCAGAAGCTAGTCCGATATCGTAAGTAGAGCCAAGATATACATCTACAACTGCACCTATAACTAAGTCTGCTTTCTTAAGGTGCTCTATATTGTAGTAAGCTCCACCACGCATAGCAAAACTCTGTAGAGTCTCTCCACTATCTAATGCTACATCCATAGCACGTCTAGGGTCTAGAATCCAAGAGCCTTTACCAACTAAAGGAGGAATACCTGAGTTATCATCTTCATCATACTTGTATGTAAGACCATTTAGCATTGCGCTCATGAACTTAGACACATCAATGTCTTTAAGACCTTCTTCAGATAACACAGCATAAGGTATGTTCACTTTACCTAATGTGAACTGCTTACCTACTCTATTCTGGACTACTTTACCTATGCCTTGAGCTAAGTCTTCCATTGTGATTAGGTTTTTAAAAATCTTTCTATACATATTAAGCCTCTATTAAACCTACGATGTAAAACGAGAAACCTACTTCTAACTCTGATGGAGGTAGCACAATAGGACCAAAATCGAAATTAACTCTGCTTTTAGACACGCACTTAGAACGAACTAATGAAGGACTAACAAGAGCGAAGCTAGAATAATCATCATAATCTGATTTCTTAGTACCAGAGAAATTGTACAATGATACAATAGAAGAACCAGTACCAGCTGTTCTTACTTTAGGTATTAAAGAATCGCTAGTTGCTTCTGCGTAAGGTCTGCATTGTAAGTCATCGTGACTTACTTTAATATCTCCTGATATAGTACCTTTTACTGCTTCAACGTTCAGATTAAGAGTATTTACACTAAAACTATCTGTATTAGATTCATAACTTACGTACATTTCTAATGGAGCCATAGCATAAATATACTTAGTTGCATTAGATGACTTAAGCATAGCGTTAAAGTAAAATTTATCAGCATCTATAGAGTCAGCTATAGATATACTACCAGGTGTAAAGTAAGGGTTGACCTTATCAGAAACAGTGTTGAAAGAATCTGGATGAGAAATCTTAACTTCACCTAAATTACTGTCTACGTTTACATCAATAATGCTTGACCATAAATCATGCTGATACAAGTCTATGGCTCCATTGTCTAGAGCTACAATGCCAGATAAGTTATGCAGAAGAGCTAGTTCGAGTTCATTATCTTTTATTTGGTAATCAAACAGAAAACCTGGTAGACCTACAGAAAGTAGTGATACCGGCTTTTTATCGAGTATAAAGCTAAGTGTGTCAACTCTCGCACCAGGTTTAATAGAAGCAGATACACTCATGACTTTGTTAGAATCTTCAAGACTCCAACCAGAAGCTGTCTTTACGACTTTAGCGCTAAACACTTTTTTATTTTTGGCGACAGCATCAGATTGATTATTTAGCTCTAGCAAAATGTCATTTAAGGTTTTCTCTACACTTTCATCTTTATAACTAACATATTTAGAAGGTAAATAACTTACATTCCAAAAACCTTGACCAAAGTCTGAAGGTATACCTGAAATAGCAGTAGAGTCGAAACGGTAAGCTACTTCACCTATTTTAGCATAAGTGTATTTGCTTATATCTATCTTACGAATATCGTCTTCTGAAGATACTTGTAAGTGCATGTCAATCTCATGTACTTCTACATCTTGACCTGCTCTTTGCTGCATCACTTTATTAGTGCCACAAGCTAAATCTTCCATAGCTGCTGGTACTTTAGTAACTTTCTTTGTATCCATGATTTTCTCCACGGTAATAAATGTAGTTGCTAGCCCTAACTAAAGGGCTAGATTAGCTCATAATAACTTAGTTAATAGTTTGTCTAGACCTATTTTTTCTAGTACTAAACCTAGACCTACGCCTATAGCAATATGCCAGATTTTCATTACATCTTTAACTAGTTGAAGTAAAGTATTTCCTTGCTCTTCTACTTTCTTCTCTAAGTTATCTAGTCTTTTCTTTTCACTACATTTTTCATCCATTATTTTAGTACTCGCACTTTGTCGGTGCCTTGCTGTACTGCCTTATAACCATATTGAGTAAGAATACCATCTAATAATTTCTTATCAGCTGCATTAATACCATTAGCGTCAGCAATCTGCAAAGCTTGTTCCGTTGTTGCGATACGGTGCAAGGGAATCGTATGCTCAGTGCCTGTACCTTTAGCACTTAATACCGAGCCATTACCGTACAACTTAACTTTAGCTGAACCAACATCTTTACCTGCTGCTTTAGCTCTAGCTACTTCTTGTTGCATCTTCAAGATGTCTTCTGATAAGTCTACTCGTCCTGCCGCTTCATCCATCAACTCCTTAACTGATTTTGAACTTAGTGGGTTTTCTAGCAACTCAGCTGTTTTACGAACTAGAGCTAAAGTTGCTTGCTCTTTATTTGGTAGTAGAGTTTTAATATAGTTAAAACTCTTAGATGCAATTTCATATTTAGCACGAGCTACTGGGTCAGTAGTCAAGTAGCTTTGGAACTTAGGTACTTGGACATTACCTGTAATTTGAGATAGAGGAACGTCGTTCTTGAACACTTCAGCTAATTGGTTAATGGCGTCCTTCATCTTACGTGCTTCAGGAGACGAGAAACTAACCATATTAAGTTCTTTAGCTAACATAGGGAAGTTAGTAGCTCGCTGACCATCACCTACGCCAGCCGTGAATTTATTCGCTAACGTGTCAATAGTAGCGGCTTCAACACGAAACTTCATTTCTTTAGGTAGCTTACTAACTAAATCATTGTAAGTTCCGTCAAGTGCTGTGATGTACTTAGACAAAGAACGAACAACATCTTTCTCGCTTATACCTTCACGAGTGAGAGCTTTATACATTACGTTCTTTTCTAGTTGTTTCATCTTAGCATAGTTCAATCGCGCTAAATCATAGTCGTTCAACCATTGCTTAGGATTCTCAAGAACAACTTCAGCACCACTTCTGATAGCACCATCGATGTTGCCTAACACTTGATTAAGAGTATCAAAGTCTTTAGACTTAGTAATCTTAGTGTTAAACTTGAACTCATTAACGATTTGACGAAGCTCTAATAAATCACCAAACGTACGTGCATCTGACATACCACGAATACGCTCAGCTTGTAACTTAAACTTCTCTAAAACTGCTGGGTCTGTTATGTTCTTCTGTAGAGTATCGATTACAGGTTGAACAGCTAACTTATCATAGTCAAAACTAAAGTTAGCAGCACGAGGAGACTGAGCGGCAGCTGCTTTTACATTACCGTAGAAATTCTTAACATCAGCTACATAGTTACCTAAGTCTTCACGCATAATACGACCGATGTTATCACCTGACAGCTCTTGAGTAGCTTGTAGTAAGTCTTTAGCTCGGTCGTCAATAGCTTTACCGATAGCACGAGAAGCTTGAGGGTCAACAGCAGCAGCTGCTGCAACAACACCTTCAGCACCAGGTTTAGTAGTAACAACAGCAGCAATTGCTTGTTCTTCTGCTTTTTTACCTGGAGCACCAATTGACACTTTAGCTAATTGTTCTACAAGTTCTTGTGCTTGCTCATCAGTTACATACTCCATTTCTTTAAGTGCTCGATACGCACCTTCAGTGTTGCCGTCAACTAAGAAATCTTTTACTCGTGCAATAGACTTCATAGCGTATTTATGAGTACCGAACACACCGATGCCTAGAACATCAGCAGCAACAGATACTTCAGCTGCAGTCAACGCTCTATGAGCCATAACATCAGCTTCGATTTCTTCTTGTAGTTTTATAGCTTGATACAAATAATCGAATTGAGAACCAACCGCAGAACCTACAGCAGCGCCTAAAATAGAACCACCTGCAGCTGCCCATGGACCTCCTCGTGAACCTAGCTTAAATCCAGCTAGACCGCCAGAGATACCGCCAGCTAATTCACCTTTCTCAGCTAATAGACTCTCCCAAATACCTTCGTTGATAGGTTGAGGACCATCTGCTGTTTCAGCTACAAACTCACCAATCTGCTCATTCCAAGTAAGCTCTAAGCCACGCTCAGCAGCCATAGCAATAATCTTCTTACGGCTTCCTAGAGCTCCTGCTTCTGCTTTACGTGCAGCTTCTTGATTACCGAAGAAACCAGAAACACGAGTTGTCATAGAAGCCATGTTAGGTGCTAGAACCTTCATACTAGCTAGTAGTTCTTCTGCTGTAATAGTATTACTAGAAGTTAAAGTGTCGTAAGCAGAGCGCTTCTTAACAGCGCCCCACTGTGTTGGAATCCACACTTCGTCTTCTTCGAACACTACAGGTTCTTTTTCTACACTCGAGACAGTCGTATTACCTGCTGATAAGTATGAACGAATCTCATCATCGTTGTAACCTGACTTGCGAGCTTCGAGAATCTTAGAAGACTGAGCAACCATAGAGCTAATTTGCTCTTGGTCATAACCTTTATTTAGTAGATAGTCACTAATCTCTTTTTCAGAGTAGTTATTCTCTAAAGCTGTAGCTACCTTGAAACCTTCTTCAGTGTCGTCTTGCACAGAAGCCATACCAGGCTTAAAGATAGCTTTACCATATTTTTCTACATACTCTGAACCTGTCTGTTTAGCTAATTGTTTGAACTGCTCAGAGTCAGATGGTGAGTTTACTGGTGTAACTAATTGAGCTCGACCAGTTTGACTCAAATCTTGTAATTCTGCTTCGATACCTTTAGCTAAGTATTCAGGAGTTTTAGCTGTCTCAATTTCAGGAACATCAAGTTGAATGTCAGTAACAACACGACTAGGTACACCGTCTACAGTCTCATCTTGAGCTTGCATGTGTAGCACACTCTGTGCATTACCATACAT